TTATTTGATTTTAGATTTTTATGTGTTGAAAATTCCGTTCCAAGATAATTACGCATTATAATAATATTTATAATAAATATTGTTTCAAGATATATCTTTAAAATATCTTTCTGTTGTGTTTGATTTTTAACACGTTGATTAAACAATGAATATCCTGGTTTATTTATTTTATTAAATGGATTTATAAATTTATTAGAATTTTTATTAAATATAGTTAAACCCTTGCTATATTCACTAATAAATATTTGACCAATTAAATCATTTATCATAGGAATTAAATGTTTAAAATAATTGGATGTATTATTATTAATTTGATTTACATTATTTGGTTCGAATGTTACTATGTTTGTTGGTTGATTTTTACCTTGATTTAATTCTGCATATTCTTGGCCAGGAACTTCTTCAGGAATTACTTGTTTTACAGAAACTGGTTTATTTAGTTTAATATTATTTTTATTGAATATTGTTATTTTAGTAGGATGCCTGTTATTTTTAATAATGTTTTTTTTCGCTTGTGGTGTACAAGTATATAAATATGCGTCATCTTGGCTTAACGCACTTTTAGCCTTATTCCAATAAGAAGAGTTTGAAGAAACTTTATAATTAATTTTATGTCTTTCATTACTTAATTTATAAGCTTCAATATTATCTATAGTATGATTTCTAATAGTAAATCTCATAAAAGTGTTTTTTTTATAAATAAAATACATATTTATATCAATCAATCCTTCCCCAATTTTTGCATTTTTTCCATCTTGTCCAGATAATCGAAAGATATCATAATCAAATAATTGAATTTTACTAAAATCAGTATTTTTTGAAATATTATTCGTCGTTACTTTTAAATTATTGGCTATTCTTGTATTTGTCCAACTTTGATTAGAACCAAATCCAAATCTACTTTTATTTGTACTAGTAATATTATATGACTTCTCAAATTTAGATAGATCAAAATTTAAATTTACCTTATCAGGATCATAATAAACACGTGTCCTAACATTATATGCTTTCTTGCAGTCCATAAGTGATCCAGAACGTCTATTACATTGTCTTGTCGCATCGACTTTTGATAATAATTCAAAATTAAATCCGTCTTCTTTTCTTGTAATCATTTTTTGAAATGATTCTTGAAAATGATCATCAGTTCCTGATAATGAATTTTGCGTACATACTACAATAATCGCATAATTTTTAATACTATTTTTTTTATTAGTAAATAAATTTTGAATTTTGGTACGAAAAGATAGTTGCATACTATTTTTTTCATCTTTATATAATTTTTTTTCTTCATCAAAATTAATTAATAATATATTTTCTAATATTTTATCTTTTGTGTCATATGTTTTAATCATATTATATACTTTATTATAATATAATATAATTTTAGAATAAATTCTAAAATTATATTTTATTTTTGTTTTGTTTTAAATAAATGGGTCGTAATAGCATATGTCATCTTTAACATTCCTTCAAGATTTTTATTTTTTGTAGATTTATTATTGAAATAGTTATCTATTTTTGTTTTAATTTTTTTTTTATCCTCTTTAGATATATATTTTACTATATTCTCACGATCCTTATATAATTTTGTTATATCATTATCTTCTAAATTATTTTTATTACTTAATATTTGAATAAATATTGGTACATAAAAACTTTTTTCTATTTCAGATAAATTTTCAATATTTTTTTTTTCAATATTTTTTTTTTCAATATTTAAATTTTTAACAGGATAAAATATAGTTTTTACTGTGTTTTTATTATTTACTGTATTATTTACTGTATTATTTACTGTGTTTTTATTATTTACTATCCCTTTTTTACAAAATATTACCCTGACATTATTAGTTATATTAAATAAATTTTTTGTTATGTTAATAAGTGGTTCTTTATCATTTGAGATAGTAGGTGAAACTGTACTATTTTTTTTCGAGGTTGAACACTTATTTTTAATTTCATTTATATTAGAAAGATTATTATTAATAACAATCAATGATAAACCATTTTCATCATTTTCAAATTTAAATTTCATATGTATGACAATTATACCTTTTCCTTCTTTACGTGAATTACCACATGCTGTTTTTCTATAAATATCAAAACATTCAATATTCATTTCTTTTTGTGAATTATATTGAATGGAATTATCAATATTAGATTTTCTATTATTAATATATTCAGATCTTCCAGTTGTGCCATATCCATATGTATGATATGAATTCGCAATTTTTTTTGGATCAAATAATAAATTAACTTTATCTTTTTTATAATAGACTCTTGTCCTAACATTGTAAATATTTTCTGAATAAAGAGAACGATTTCGTATTCTGGATGCATCGACTTTTGATAACATTGTAAAATCTTTTTCTTCAATGAATTTTTTGAATGTTCTTTGAAAATGTGTTTTACAACCTGATAATGAATCTTGGGTACATACAATAATAATATTATATTTATTATAATCATAATCAGATATAATATTATGTAATTCTTTATATTTACCATGGTTTTCATCTTTATTTATTATTAATATTTTTGATAAAGTTATATTTGAAATATTCATATTCATATTAATATAATATAATATATTATATTAATTAAAAAGGATTTTTTATGTAATTTTTATGTAATTTTTATGTAATTTTTATATTTTTTTATTTTTATATTTTTATATTTTTATATTTTTTTTTTTTATTTTTATATTTTTATTTTTTTATTTTTTTATTTTTTTTATTTTTTTATTTTTATGGAAAAATATATTTTTCTCCATGATTTTTTAAATCACAAATATCCATATTAATTTTGCTACATAATTTATTTAATTTGTAATCTTTTTCTTGAATAGATTCATTAAATATACATTTAATTAAAATTTTATCTGTATAATCATTAACGACTAATTCTAATTTATAGTCGTCAAATTTTTTGTTAATTTCATCAATATTATAATAATAATTTTCGTTAATATAATCTATTTCATTTTTGATTTCATCTTTGTTTAAATAGTATATTTTACTATCTACGTGTCTTAAATTTGGGCTTACGAATTGTAATTGAGCTTGTGCTAACATAAATTTATATTATAAATATTTTTTTAAATTGCTTTTTATTAATAAATTATTACCAATTATTACCAATTATTTTCATTATTTTCAATATTTCGTTCAAAAAAATCATAAGGATTTTCTTCATACTCTTTTCCATATTTACTAAATCCTAATAGAAGTGATTCAATGTATTTAGAAAGTCTTGTTTTTTGTTCATCATATACATGTTTATTATTCTCATTATCATAATAACCAACACGTAATAATACTTTATTATCAGTACTCCGGGTTAATAATACACAATCAAATTCAATATTACCAATATTAATAATACAATTATCATCTTGGGTGCTTAATTTTAATTTATCAATTTGAATTAACTTATCATTTTTATCTACTATATTTATAGAAGTTGTTGGATTAAATGCATAAAACTCCCCTTCTTTATTAATAATATGTGTTAATTCTTTGTCAAATGAATAATATATCATATTTTGGTTATTTTCTTCATTCATTTCTTCATTCATCATATTATTCATCTTATGATATTCCACAATGAATTATTTTAACTTCTTTCAATGGTTTATCTTCATTATCCACAGATAATAATTCAATTTTTTTTAATACATCAAATCCTTCCAATAAAATACCAAACACTACATGTTTATCATCTAAATGGGGTGTTTCTTCCAATGTTATGAAAAATTGAGAACCATTTGTATTAGGTCCACTATTAGCCATACTTAATAAACCAGGCTGATTATGTTTTAAATTAAAATTTTCATCCTCAAATTTATCACCATATATACTTTTTCCCCCTGTACCGTTGAAATTTGTAAAATCTCCCCCCTGTATCATAAATTTTTTAATTATTCTGTGAAAAATAGAATCTTTATAACATGGTTCATTTTTTTTATCTAATCCTTTAGCACATAAATATCTAAAATTAGCACATGTCTTGGGTACATCTTCGTCAAATAATTCAAATTTTAATTTACCTATCTCCTCGCCATCTATTGCTATAACAAAATATGGATCACCTGAATTAATATTAAACTTTTTGTCAGGTTCTTTAAATTCTTCATGTATAATATCATTTGTACTATCATCTGTACTATCATTTGTTCCGACATTCTTAATTAATGGTTGTTGTTTTTTAAAATAATAAGTATATATTAAATATACTGCAATTAAAATAACAATAGCAATTAAAATATAAAAATATAAAGACATTTTATATTTAATTTTAAAAAAATAATTTTAAGTTAAAATGTGTGATTTAATCATTTATTAATTAAAACTCCATTTATTACCACAATTTAAACAATTGATATATGTTGTCATTGGTTCATCGGCACATCGTGTTTGTAGTTGAGTATATGAACAATTATGCTCTTTACATCTTCCACATTTATATTCTTGTGTTCTAATACCGGTTGTTATATTATCAAAGAATTTATTAACAGCACTTTGTTTATCAATATATTTTTTCCAATGTGTTTTATTAACTTCTTGGGGTGTTAAAAATGCTATATTATTAATATCGACTTTATTATTCATAACATCGTCATAGAATATTTCATTCTTAATATATGATTTTTTGTCTAAATTATTATATAAACTCATTAATTTATTAACATAAATTCTCTTAAATAAAGTATTTTCAATATTTTGTTCTACGTTCTTTAACTTACATTGGTCTGATGCATAATTATATATTGATTTCTCAATATTTTCACATTTTTCAATGTCTTCTATAATTAAATTTAATTTTTGGATAGCTTTTACAGATGTCATAATATAATTTAAAAAATATATTTTAAGTTTATTCAATTTATATTTATTTTTAAAAAAATTATTTAATTAAATTATTTAATTCAATTATTTAATTCAATTAATATTTATTCAATTAATATTATATCCCAATCTTTGAATTTATCATTGTCTTCTTTTATTAAAACAGTATCATAATAGAAATATTTTTTAGAAATATGTGATACATCTATTTCACTAATTAAATATAATATGTCCAAATCATATATATGTAATTCTATTGATTCTTCAATTATTTTTAAATAATAAGCCATGTTATTAGTATATAAATCTATCCATTTATCATAATATTTATCATTATCTTCGTAAAAATCATGTATTGGATTATATATATATAAGTCTCCAAAATAATTTATTATTTTATTAGTATCATAATTAAAATAAAATATATATTTTTTAGAAATATTTTCTGTTAATTTAATATAAAATATATTTTCTTGGCAAATATTTCTAAAAATTATATTATTTTCGGGGGTATCTTTTATATAATTTATATTAAAATTTTTAATAAAATCCTCTTCATTTAAATAATATATAGAATTATTAGACGTATTATTGGACATATTTTTAATAAAAATAACATTATATAAATTGTAATACAATAATATATTTATTTCAATATATTTTAAATCACAATAAATATATATATTATCAAAATAAAAATAAATTTTACTAAGTGTATGAAATAAGTGTAAAAAATGTTTTAATTCATTTTTAATGGAAATATATATTTCTTTCATATTTATAAATCTATTTAATAATCTATTTATAAATAGATTTATAAAAAAAAATAATTGAGGTTATATATTTATTTTTTCTTCTTCTATTATATAAATGAATTTTAAAATAATAATTCATGCAATAATATTATTATTCATATTACACATAATAATTATAAATATTGACTATGAAATAAATATAGGGAAAAAAATTGAAAAATTTAAAAATAATAATAATGCAAAAATTACAAATTCATCTATAAACTCGTCTAAAAATTCGTCTTTAGATTTTTTATTAGAAAATAAAGAAAAAGACAATGAATTTATTCAAAAAATGAATGAAATAAATAATAATTCTTCTGATAAATCAGAATTTAATAAAAAAAATAAGAGTGATATTTTACCATCAAATAATTATTTAAGTAATGAAAATTCACCAAATTTTGAATCAAATGTAGAAGACACTTCTAAATTCTATATTCAAAATAACTATAACGATTTAAATGAAAAACAACTTCAATCAACTTCATTAGATGACTTGAATAAGCAATCTAATAATATAGCTACAGATATATCTAAAAATATATCTGCAAATATATCTACAAATATATCTACAAATATACAGAAAGTAACGAATACACGAGAATCTAAAGAAAATCCACCTGTATGGGAATATAATAATGAATTCGCAATGAATGGAGGAGATATGAATGGAATAATTGGATTCGATGGTTTAGAATCACAATATGCAAACTTTGGAGCACCACTTACTATGACAAATGATGACAAATCACAATATAATAATATACCACATGATGACTTGCGTAAACCTGTAGTCGTTAATTAAATATTAAATGGTTTATTAACATCTATTTATTTATAAATAATAATTAATAATTATTATTTATAATATTTTTAATAAGAAATTTTGTGAAATTAATCTTCTTTACAACATTTATCACTGGATGAACATTCTTCTTTAGAACATTCTTCTTTAGAACATTCTTCTTTACAACATTTATCACTGGATGAACATTCTTCTTTAGAACATTTTTGTGATTCTTTATTTTTCATCCATGGATCTTCTGAATCCATATTATTAATTAAATCTGATTTAATATTATCTTGTTTCATTCCTGATTCTGTATCAGAAATATTCATTTCATTATTTGAAGAAGATTCTTCAGAAATATCTGTAACTTTAACACCAGAATTACTATTTTGTTCATTTGCCTTTTTCATATTATCATAATACTGTTTATCAGATTCATCAACAATTTCTCTCAATTCTTCAATTTTCATTTTATTTTTGATTGAGTCTACTTCAATTGATTCTTTCATTTGTTCATTCTCAGCAGCTAACTTTTCTTTTTTAGCCTTTACATCTTCGCGTGATTTTTTAATTTGGTCTTCTTTTAATTGATCATAAATATTATCACGACTATCAAGATTCTCCTTGTATTTTTTAACTAAATCATTCAACATTTGTTCTTGATATTCTTGTTCAGGAACTTGTTCGCAATCTGGATCCCATGGCAACCATGAACCGACTTGTCCAACAAATACATTGAAAGAAGGGTCCTTTCTTCTTAGAACTTGTGCTCTTAAATTTGCCTCTTTATGTGTGTCATATGTACCTCTAATCTTTAGTCCTCGAATAGTTGTTCTAAAATCATTCTTTTCATAAAATTCTGCTTCTAATTTTTCATTTCTTGAATATTTCCAATCTTCGTAAAAAGCATTAACTGTTTCATAATCTACTTTAACATCTTGATTCATCATTTTTTCTTTCATTTCTGTTGTATGTTTATCTTCTCCATTAAACATATGTTCAAGAAATTTAGTATTAAAAAATACTTCTTTATCTTGCAAAACTTTGTTTGGTGAAACAAATGACAAACAAACAAAATTTTGTCCAGGGATTTTAGGGTCAACTTCTAAAAAGTCTTCGTTAATATCTTCATTAATAATTTTTTCTTCTTGTGAAAAAGCACTCATATATTAATTTATAATTAAAATATCTTTAAGTTACTTTATTTATAAAAAAAATATCAATATAAATTATAATGGATTCAATTGATTTTACAGAAATATTAACAAGATTTTTAAAATACTTATTTGAAGGTTTAGCCGTAGGAATAGCCTGTTATTTCTCAAATTTAAAAGCCGATCAAATTATAGCAATTTCAATAACTGCAGCAGTAACATTTGCCATATTAGACATGTACTCACCTAAAATATCAGAAGCTGCACGAATGGGTACAGGTATTGGAATAGGTTCTCAATTTGCCGGAATTAGAATGATTGGAATGTAAAATGTTAATTTAATTAAATTTAATTAAATTTAATTAACATTTTAATTTTGATTTAGAATATTTTTTAGTCATAAACAAATTAAATAATGTAATTTAATTTCTTAATAATTAATAGATGTCATATTCATTTAATGAAATAGAAGATTCTTTAAGAAAAAAGGATGTAAAAGATATATCAACAGAAAAGTTAATATATTATTTACATTCTACATCTAAGAATGATCAATTAAAAATATATGATAAAAAAAAAATAGAGGATTTATTTTATAAGATAAACTATAGTTATTTCTTTGAAAATATATTTACAAATAAAGGGAATTATACAACTATTTCAATATATATAATTGGTTTATTAATACCATTTTATATAAATTATCCTAAATTCTATAATTTAAATGGTATTGGTTTTTTCATTGGATTGATATCATTTATGTTATTGTATAAACAAATTGATTCATTATATGGGGGATTCTTTCCAATTGCATCTAAATTATTTATTATTATAAGTATATTATTTTATTTACTATTTTTTATATTATTTAATAAATTAAACCATATATCATTATTTTTTATTAGTGCTGTTGTTAGTTTTTGTTTGATTAATTATATATATAAATTAGTTTTAACTATTCCAACAAAAACAAATAAATATAATAAATTAAATGTAAAATATATAGATAGTCAAAAACATACAGAATATAATGATTTAATTGAAATTACATGTAATGAAATTATTAAAAGATTTGGTTTAAAATTACCAAGTGGTAAAATGATGTATTCATATTTAACAATATTTGAAATAGGAGAAAATAATGAAAAAATACCTGATTTTTTGACAAATTTATTTGCACCAATTATTACATTATTTTATAATTACTTTTTAGGAAGTTTCTTGGAATCAATTACTAATAATACATACCATGGAAAAAAATCAAATGTAATATCGATAATTGGTGGAAGTGAACAAAGTAAAAAATATATATCATGTCAAGCTAATTATGTATTACCAATTGAATTTAATTTTAATTCATTCTTACATGAATTCTATATAGAAGAAAGATTTGATGATGATACATACCGCCTTTTTATAAAAGCAATAAAACGAATCAATCATGAATTATTATCCAAATATGAACCTAAATTTGTAAAATTAGAAGATTTAACTGATGAACAATTAGTTGAACATATGAAAAATTCATCAAAAGATAAAAATCATATTTTAGTTCAAATACAAAATTTTTTTAAAGATAAAGGTATTACAAATTTTAATAATAAGATTGATATTACAAATTATACATCCAGTATTAAAACTTTTATTGAGGATTCTTCAACTTCTGACAAAGATAAGAATAATGCTATTGAATTATTAAATAAAATGAATCAAACATTAGAAATTAAAACAAATATAACTGGTAAAGAAAATAGTTTTACAAATAATAATTTTACAAATGATTTTGCAGATAATTCGAAATTAGCAATTGAATCTTTATTAAATAATGAAAGCATTGATAAGAAAAATCATAAATTATTAAAAGAATTATGTGAAAATTATGTAGGATATTTTAGAAAAAATATTAAAGAAGATAAACTTGAAGGTTATAATTATAATTTATGGACATATTCAATGTTTAGTAAAGAAACAAGAGACAGTGCAAATAATTGGTTTTATATTATAATCAAAATAATATCAGTTTATATTTTATTCGGAAGACCACTTACAAGTCCATGGATGTTATCAATATTTGTATTAATACCATATATCCAATATGAACAATATTTTAAATATTTTACAGAAGGAAGTAGTATTATGAAATATTTATCACTTGGTATGGATACTGAATGTTTTACTGATGAATATGATAATAATATAAACAATAATACAATTTATAATAAAGGTACTAAAATGATTAGCAAGATTCTCATATATTTAATAATATGCTTACCATTTTTACAATTTTTTAATAACACTTTTTATGGTTTAACATTTTATCCATTATATACAAATGTAATTTATCAAGGAGTATTTATATTAAATTTAATAGGAAATGTGTATTGTGAAACATTAGAATGGGAACCAATGACATTTAATATAATATATTGGGCTGTATTTTTTATTATAAAAATTATATTATATTTTGTCTTTAATAAAAAAAAATCTTAAAAAATTTAATATTTAGTATTATTAGAAATGTCTAGTAACAAGATAGATAATGATTTTGTAAGTGGTCTTCCTAAACTACCTAAGATTGGATATTTTGATATAAAAAAAACAAATACAGTGAACTCAGCATCTACATTAAAACAGGTATTAACAGATAACTGTAGTAATATTGGAGATATTTTAACAGATAAAACAAAAGATACATATTATAATGAAACAATTACAGGTAAAATTGGTAAAGATGAGTGTGATGCGTCAACTGTATCTTCTAATAAATCTGATAAAATAAAAAAAGATGTAGATACTGCTTGTAATGGTGATAAAGAAAAAATTGTAAATCATATTAAATATTTATTGTGTCAATTAGCATCATCACGAAATGTAACATATGATTCATCAGAATTTGATATATTAAATAATTCAATAAATGTAAAGGAAATATTCGACAAATTTTCGAGTATAAGACCTGTAATGATGTGCGTATTTGCTCTAAGTATATATTTTTTAATACAAGGATTTTTTTCATCGTTTGATGTTTCTGCGAATATGATAAATTTAATAGAAAAAAATTCAAGTAAAACTATGACATATTATATATCATTAGGATTGGGTATAGCATTACCAGTACTAATGTTATCAATATTTTTTGCAAAAAGTGTCTGTGGAAATTTAGAAAGTATAGAAAAATATAATATTACAGATGATATTAATGGTATAAAAGAAGATGTTCCATCAGGACTTAAAGGGTTAGATACGAGTGTATTATTTTTATTTATATTTTTAATTTATGGTTTTATATTTGTATTATTTAGTATATCAAAAGAATCATTGGGATCATCTTTATATATAACAATAATAGGATTAGTATTATCAGTAATATCAATATTTTTGTATTTATTTTATACATATATTCCATTTTTTGCAACTGCGAATCTTAAGAATGTTGGAAAAGATAAATTAAATGTGAAATTATACGTAGATAAACAAGATGAAGTAAGTGGAATAACATCTAATCAATCACAAATACAAAATTTACAAAGTGTTTTTGGTAAAACATCACTATATATTTTTGTATTTTTCTTGATATATATAATTGGTTCAACAAAAATAAAAGAAAGTAGTGGATATGTTAAAGATATATTCAGTGGATTATTTGGTGCTTCAGCAATATTAATAATACCAATAATATGGGTATTAAATTTTATATTAGCAACTAAATATTTTTATATATATCCAATTGTATTATTGGGTTTTAGATTCTTAAGATATTTGGGTATGGCAATATTATATGGTCAATATTCATCCGCCCAAGAATATGGATACGATGGTGTATTAGCAGGTGATTATTTTTCAGATGATTTAAAAGAAGAATTAGACGATTTTAGTAATTATAGCCCATCTTATAATTTAGTTGGCATGGATATAATTAAAACATTAATGAATATATTTGGATATGAAAATATATTTTCGAAAGATTATGTAAATAATGGTAATCATAATTTATCATCAAATAAATATGTTATATCAGGATTATTTTCATATTTAGGACAAGATAAGAATTCTAATAATGATAATTCTAAAAATAAATTATATATACAAGGATTTATCTTTTTATTAACATTAATTATTTCATCAATTCTATTATTTAGTATTTACAAAGTATAAATGTTTTTAAAATCCTCTACAATTAGAACCAAAAATATCTAATTTAGGCGTGTAATTATCATTACAACAACCGAATCTTCTATTTATGCATGATACAAATTGTTTATTGTTATCATTCATCTTACTGCTAAATAAGAATATAGAAAATATAAATAGTAAAATAATAATAAGTAATAAAATGTATTCCATTATAAATATATTCAATATAAAATATTTATAAAGTAAAAAAAAAATAGTGGTTTTAAATATATGGACAATTATATATTATTTACTATCCTAATATTATTAATTATATCTTCATTTTGTTATTTAAGAATGTATGAAGATATTGAACAATTTGAGACATATTCATATGCCCCATTTAATTATATTACTACTGGAGCACAACCATTAAATTTTTATAATTTACCAGCTTATAGAAAACCTTATAGATATCCTTTTCAATATTATAGTAGCTATCCTACACCACATCGTACATATATCTAAATAATACTCAAATTGATTTTATGAAATGCCATCCTAATATTTCACATATTTTTTTCCAAGTCATATCTGTTTGATGTAATTTTTCTCTATCTTTTAATAAAGGAAAATATACTTTATACTCATCTAATGATAATAATTCTACGAATTTATGTAAAATATAAGAATAGTTTAAGAAATTCTTACGCCATTTAGGACATACTTCCATAAATGGTCCTTGTATTTCTTTAAACATTAATCTTAATTTTTCTTCTAAATCTTTACTCATAGAAGGAGGTGAAATTCCATTAATTTGATATAATATATGTGCTGAATGGTCATAAAATTTATTTAATTTATTTTTTTTTAAATAAACTCTTATTTTTTTTGTATCTAATTTACTTAAGTCTTGGACCCTTTCCTTTTTTATTTCTGCAATAATTTTATCATAAACTTCTTGTGGTATTTCTGTTGATTCTTTCGCCTGAAACTGTGCTAACCATTCATTGAAATGGTTAATACGCTTATAACTAAAATAACACACTTCTAATGGTGGGTCTTTAAATGAAGGTTTGTCACTTTCAATTAAAATAAATTCCTGAGTACCACAATTAGTACAAATTTGAATACCATCACTTGGATATAATGTCATTTCATTTCCACATGAACATTTAAATAATTTTGTATCAATCATTATATTACTAATATAAGATGGATCTATCTTTTTTAAATAATCATCTAAATAATTTTTTTTTTTGAAATTAGATTCTTCAGTAATAAAATCACTTATTTTCATTGAAGTATAATTATAATTATTTGAATCTATTATATCTGTTTCAGTATTTGATTCAACCGTATCACTATTTGATTCAATTGTGTCATTCTTTGATTCACTAATTATTTCATTGTTTGATTCAATTGTTTCATTAATTTCTCTTTTATTAAAAAAATCAATAACAGAATACTGAGATTTTTTATTTTTATTTGATTTTTTATCTTCTTCATAATTTAATAAATTTTCTTCAAAATTTTCAATATCATTATTTGTTTTAAGATTGTCTATGTTATTATAATAATCATGCAATAAATTTCCAACTTCTAAATAATAATTATTTAAATCTTTATTATTTATTATTTTATTGATTTTATTTTTTAATTTATAGATATTATCTTTTTTTATACTTCTTTCAATAATATATTCTGAACTGTTTTTTAAAGAGTTATTTTTAGATTTTTTATATTCTTCTATTAATTGTTCTAATTCTATTTTTAATTTTGGTACAGTAATTTTATCTTTATTAAAAGTATTAATCATTTCATTGTGTTTGGCATCAATTGTTATATTTTCAAAATTTAAATTTGTTTTTTTAGATTTTTGTTTTAGCTTTGAAGAAACCATATCTTTATTCTTTATAATAAAAAAAACTTTAAGTATTTAATAAAAATAAGTATAACTTATAATATATTTTTATTCTATTTTTGTAAATATGGACGAAGATAATAGAAATTTATTGAATTCAAATTCAAATATTAATTATAATATTATACAACAAATGGTTTTTTTATATAATGCTTTGAATGATGGTTGGACAATTAAGAAACTAAACAATAAAAAGTATGAATTTGTTAAAAATAAAGATAATTTAATTAAAAAAGAAATTGATATTGAAGAATTTATGAAAAATAATTTAAATATAGAAAATTTGAAGAAATAAATTATTTATATAGAAATTTTGAAAAAAATAAATTATTTATATAGAAATTTTAAACAGATAAAATTTTATTAATTTTTATTATTGCAATTTAATATAAAGAATTTAATATAAAGAATTTAATATAAAGAATTTAATATAAAGAATTTAATATAAAGAATTTATTTTTTTATATAATTTATTTTTTTATATAATTTATTTTTAATGTATATTTTACATCAAAAATAGAGTCTTTCACAATCATATGAACCATAGTAAAATAAAATTTAATTAAATTAATTAAATTTTATTTTACGTTTTTCTCCAAAATTTTTTTCTTACTATAGATTATAAAATGACTGGCGGTCTTATGCAACTCGTAGCTTACGGAGCTCAAGATGTTTATCTTACAGGTAATCCTCAAATCACTTTCTTCAAAGTAGTATATCGTAGACATACTAACTTTTCTATGGAAGCAATCGAACAAACTTTCAACGGTACTGCTGATTTTGGTAAAAAAGTCACATGCACAGTATCCAGAAATGGTGATCTAATTCATAGAATCTATTTACAAGTTACTCTTCCTAGAGTCGAAGCAACTGTCTCTTCTGCTTTCTTCAGATGGGTAAATTTCATCGGACATTTCGTTATCAAATCTGTCGAAATCCAAATTGGTGGTCAAAGAATTGATAAACAATATGGTGACTGGCTTACTATCTGGAATGAACTTACCATCCCTGCTGGTCTTAAACCTGGTTATGATAATATGGTTGGTAACACCGTTGCTCTTACTGGAACTGGTCTTCAAAGAACTGAAGCAACCACTTTATACGTTCCTTTCCAATTCTGGTTCTGCAGAAACCCTGGACTTTCTCTTCCTCTTATTGCTCTTCAATATCACGAAGTTAAAATTGAACTTGAGTTCAGACCTAAATCTGAATGTTACGTATCCACTGGTGGATCTCTTAACAGTTGTGGTATCTCCTCTAATGGTAGTTTAGATGCTTTCTGTGTTCCTTCCCTTGAATATGCTTCTCTATTCATCGATTATATCTACCTTGATACTGATGAACGTAGACGTTTTGCTCAAACCTCTCACGAGTACTTGATCGAGCAACTCCAATTTACTGGTGATGAGAGTACTGTAAACACAAATGTTAAGGTAAAACTTAACTTAAATCATCCTGTTAAAGAACTTATCTGGGTATGCCAAAGAGACGATGTTGTCAAACTTGGTTATAACCAATGGAACAATTATACTGATGATTTTGATGCTGACTCTGGTTACTACGCTCTTAACAGTCAAGGACTTCCTGATGCTTCTCAACTTGTATTCACCAATGTTGAAGATGGTACTAATGTATTCCCATTCGTTGGAACTAACACTCTTGACCAAGAATACATTAACTACTTACAACAAGCTGGTCTTAACACAGGAACTACTGGTATTAACACCGCTGGACAAACTACTTCTCAAG